AGAATACAACTAGTTAATGAAATGAGAGATATGGTAGGTAAATACTTCTCAGTAGAATACATGAGAAAGAATGTACTTAAACAATCTGAATCAGAAATCGCTGAAATGGATAAACAAATTAAACAAGAGATTGATGATGGTATTATATCATCACCATTCGCACAAACAGATGAAGACCCAATGGGTGAATAAAGGAGGATATTATGACAGAAGAAGTAAAAACTTTTATTGATAATCTTGCAACTGGCGATAATGCAAATGCTGGTGAGGCATTTAAAACAGCATTAAGAGCTAAGGTTGCTGATGGACTAGACGCTAAAAGAAAAGAGATGGCAGGACAAATGTTTAATACGGCGCCATCTATACCTGATGAGGCAGAAGCTTTTAGTGACCCTAAACCAGAAATTGCTGAACCAGGTACTTTTGATAGAGACGGTAATGTTGTAGGTCAAAATGATGGTTCTGTAGATATAGATTTGACAACAGATGAAACTAAGTAGTATATTTGAAGATTACAATTTAGTAGATTCATCTGCTTATAAATCATTGTCTCCTAAATTAAAAGAGGCAGTCAATGAATTTTATAAGATGTTAGACATTAGACATGATAATGGTAACTATCAAGATGATAATTTTATTGATAATATTGAGGAATGTGTGAAGGCAATTGTTTCTTCACATGATATAACAAAAGACCAATTGTTAGATTACATAGAATTAGAAGTAAGAGAACAATTAAAACAAACAGAGGTGTAACAAATGGCAACATTTATACTAAAAGGCGCTCTAGTTTCAGGCACATTATCTGATAATAATATTAGTCGTGCTCAATTTGTAAGAATTGTTGCACAAGCTCAAGCAGTTATTACAGTTAAAAATAGTGATGGTGATACTTTAGGCACTGCTCAACTATATGCAGCTGGAGATGAAATTACAATAGAAAAAGCACCAGGAGATACAATATCTTCGGATGCAAATGTTAGTGCTACTGCTGTGGCACCTAGAAATTAATAGTAGGAGATAAATTATGGCAGATATAGTATCAGTACAAACAATTGCTGATGTGGCAGGTGTGAAACATGTTAGTAAAATGACTAACATATCCGATGGTACTGGTGAAACACTAGTTACAAAGATTGACGCTTCAAATACTAATGCAATGACTGAAGACGCTACTAAAGTATTAACAAGAATATGGTATTCTATTAATACAACTAATAGTAACGCAGCTGTTGAATTATTGTGGGGTGGAACAACAAATGCTACTATGACATTGTTGAATGGTCAAGGACATTGGGATTTAAGAACATTCGGTGATGGTATCACTAACAATGCAACAACTCCTACAGGAGATGTGTTGTTATCAACTAGAAATTTTGTATCTGGTGATAATTATACGATTTTAGTAGAATTTAGATAAAAATGTACATTTAAAGTACAATTTTGTATAAATAGTATATAACAAAAGAGAGAGAGTACACTTATGAAATTAATTTCAGAAGAAGTATCAAGTGCCGAGTATCTTGTAGAAGAAGACAAGAACGGCAAGAAAGAATACAAGATTAAAGGTGTTTTTTTACAGTCTAACATCAAGAATCGTAATGGGCGAGTATACCCTAAAGAAATCTTGATGAAAGAAGTAACAAGATACAACAAAGAATTTATCAATAAAAATCGTGCATTTGGCGAGTTAGGACATCCTGACGGACCTACTGTTAATCTAGAAAGAGTTTCTCATATGATTAAGAAACTTTATCCAGATGGTGATAACTTTATTGGTGAAGCTAAAATCATGGACACGCCCTACGGTAAGATTGTAAAAGGTCTTATTGATGAGGGTGCTCAATTAGGAGTATCATCAAGGGGAATGGGTTCTATCCAACAACGCAACGGTGCAAACTATGTGAAAGATGATTTCATGTTAGCGACCGCCGCTGATATCGTTGCTGACCCATCGGCACCGGCCGCTTTCGTAGAAGGCATTATGGAAGGTAAAGAATGGGTATGGGACAACGGTCTCCTTGTCGAGAAAGACATTGAGGCGTGGAAGATGGAAGTGATTAACACGAAGAAAAGACAACTAGAAGAAAAAAAACTAGAAATCTTTGATTCGTTTATTAGAAAACTATAATATTATAAATATTATCTGAACTCGAAAAAAGTTTGGAGTTTATAGTACTATAAAATAAATAAAGAGGAGATTTTCAATGGCAGAATCAGAAAACAAGACTGAATCTATCGTAGAAGCTTCAGCAAATCCAGACGCTGACGCTCCTAAAAAGAATGCTGTTGCAGCTGAACCTAGTCATCTTTCAAATGACGCTGAAGATTTAGGCGCACCTGTAGTTAAACCTACAGACAGTAATCCAGACGGTACGAAGAAAGTCAATAAAGTTTCAGACGCTGTATCTAAAAGCGCTCAAGTAGCTGGGGAACCATCACACTTGAAAGCAGGATATCACGAAGAAACTGATTCTGAAGATGAGGTTGTTGAATCTAAAGAAAAAGATGTCAAAAAAGATGTTGAAGAAGAAGAAGTGGAAAAAGAAGGATATAAAAAGAAATCTTTGAAAGCTTCTAATTGTGAAGACATCAATGTTAAAGAAGACATTGACGCTTTAGTAGGAGACGCTGACCTATCTGAAGAATTTAAACAAAAAGCTGCTACAATCTTTGAAGCTGCAATTAACTCTAAAGTTAAGGCAGAACAAGAAAGATTACAAGCAGAATATGATACTAAATTTGAAGAAGAAATCTCAAAATCAAAATCTGAACTAACTGAAAAAGTTGATTCATACTTAAACTATGTTGTTGAAGAATGGATGAAAGAAAATAAGTTAGCACTAGAAAGAGGTATCAAGGGCGAAATCGCTGAGGACTTCATTGGTGGTCTTAAAAAATTATTTGAAGACCATTACATTGATGTGCCAGATGAGAAATATGATGTTCTTGAAGACCAAGCTTCTAAGATTGAAGACTTAGAGAAAAAACTTAACGAAGAAATTGAGAAGAATGTTGAAATGAATAAAGTTAATGGTACTTACAAAAGACAAGAAATCATTGATGAACATTCAAAAGACTTGGCAGATACTGCTAAGGAAAAATTCGACAGTCTCGTAGAAGGCGTTGAGTATTCTTCTGAAGAAGATTTTGCACAAAAAGTAAAGACTATTAAAGAGTCCTACTTTGAGCAAAAAGCTGAGAAGTCTGCTTCGGCAGATATAGATGATGTTGCGGAGGGCGATGAATCTAATGTTGATTTATCGGATGCTATGGCTGCATACACCAACGCAATTAGTAAAACAAAAGATATTAAAATATCTAAGTAACTAAAGAGAGGAGAGAAGAAGATATGTACTTATCGGAAACTTATGAAAAGAAATGGCAGCCAGTCTTAGACCATCCAGAACTTCCTGAAGTAAAGGATAGTTATAAGCGTGCCGTTACATCGGTCATCTTAGAGAACCAAGAAAGGGCTCTTAAAGAAGACCAAGCTTTCCTTGCTGAAACACCTACCAACAATACAGGTAGTGATGTTGCGAATTGGGATCCAATCCTAATTTCTCTAGTAAGAAGAGCTATGCCAAATCTTATTGCTTATGATATCTGTGGCGTACAACCAATGACAGGTCCTACAGGACTTATCTTTGCAATGCGTTCTAGATATACAACAATGAGTGGCACAGAGGCTTTATTTGATGAAGCTGATACAGACTTTTCTGGTCGTAATGCGACTGGTTCTGCTGTTGATGGTTTCTCAGAAACAGCTCATAGTGGAACAAACCCTGCATTGTTAAACGATTCACCTGCTGGTACCTTTACAACTGGTACTGCAATGAGTACAGCTGCTGCTGAATCATTAGGTGAAGATTCAGGTAATGCGTTTGCTGAAATGGCGTTCTCAATTGAGAAATCAACTGTAACTGCTAAATCAAGAGCGTTAAAAGCTGAGTACACAATGGAACTTGCACAAGACCTTAAAGCAATTCATGGTCTAGATGCAGAAACAGAATTAGCAAACATTTTGTCTGCTGAAATTCTTGCTGAAATCAACAGAGAAGTAGTTAGAACTATCTATACTAACGCTGAAAAAGGTGCTTCTGCAAACACAGGTACAGTTAATACAACTACTGAAGGCATATTTGACCTTGATACAGATTCTAACGGTCGTTGGAGTGTTGAAAGATTCAAAGGTCTTATGTTCCAAGTAGAAAGAGAGGCAAATGCTATTGCACAAAGAACTCGTAGAGGGAAAGGTAATATGATTATCTGTTCATCTGATGTTGCTTCTGCACTTCAAATGGCTGGTGTTCTTGATTACGCTCCTGCGTTAAACAACAATCTTTCTGTTGATGACACAGGTAACACTTTTGCTGGTGTTCTAAATGGTAAATATAAAGTTTATATTGACCCATATTCTGCAAATAACACTGCTAAACAATACTTTGTAGTAGGTTACAAAGGTACTTCACCATATGATAGTGGCATGTTCTACTGTCCGTATGTACCATTACAAATGGTCCGTGCTGTTGGTCAAGATACTTTCCAACCAAAAATTGGGTTTAAAACCAGATATGGTTTACAAGCTAACCCATTTGCTGAAGCTGGTACAGGCGACGCTGCTGTTATTAACGGCGCTGGTTCTGCAAACAGCAACAGATACTACCGTAGAGTACAGGTTGCAAACTTAATGTAATCCTTACTTGAAAGAGTAAACGAATTGGGGCGACTAGTTTTACTACATCGCCCCTTTTCTTTTTGTATAAATAACTATATAATATTTTAAATTATGACAGGTGAGTATGAGTGATATTAAACAACATGAAATAAACAAAGAAGAAAATATCTTTATCAAAGGATATTATGAACCAGATAATAATGAAGAAAATCTAATAGAGAGGTGTAAAAAATTATAATAAATAGGAGGAAAAAGTATGAA